AGAACTCAGAAGCGTTTGAATTCTTCCACGAGTATGTGATGGCGGGTGACATGGAAATGCACACTGCTGGTTCACTGAAAGATGGACAGATGGTTTGGGCGCTTGCAAAAACCAAAGAATCATTTGAGTTGTTCAACGGTGACGTTACTGACAACTACTTCTTGTTTACTAACCCTCACCAGTTTGGTAAGGCAATCAACATTCGTATGACACCAATTCGTGTTGTATGTAATAACACTCTTACACTGTCTCTGTCACAGAACGCAGATAAGATGTTGACTGTAAACCACAGAAAAGAGTTTGATGCTTCAGAAGTCAAAGAACAGATGGGTATCGCTCGTGAGAAAATGGAACAGTACAAGTCAATGGCAGCACACCTTGGTTCAAAGAGGTATACGCCAGACAACGTAATCCAGTACTTCAATGAAGTATTCGGTGCTCCTGCAAAGGAGAAGGTTGATGGAGAACTTCCATTTACATCTCGTAACTCAAAACTTGCTTTTGAGAACTTGGATGTACAACCTGGCGCCGAGTTTGCTCAAGGTACTTGGTGGACTGCATTCAACTCTGTTACTAACATGACAGATCACTTGCAAGGACGTTCTAACGATGGACGATTGGTTTCTTCATGGTACGGACGTAACCGTAAGGTGAAACTGAATGCACTGGATAAGGCGCTTGAATACGCTGACGCCGCATAAAAAAAAGTTGAAAAAAGGGGTTGACTGACCCCTTTTGGATACCTATATAATATGGGTGCTGTTCGTAAGACGCCCAGTTGTCACAAAATATGCTTACTCTGTGACGCAAAATATGGAGTTTGGTGGTTCTCCCTAAAAAAACCACCACTTTAATGGTATGCCGATAATCGGGTATCAAATTTATCTTGCTTAACAAAGGAGAAAAACAATGGTAAATACATCACTAACGCTTGATCCATCTAGGATTAACACTTACTCTATCGGGTTCGATAGAATGTTCGACAGTCTTATGGGGCAAACCCCAATGACAACGAATTATCCACCTTACAATATCGTGAAACACAGTGACGATAAGTACACTATTGAGATTGCAGTTGCTGGATTCTCAAAGGATGATATTGCAGTAGAAACCAAAGAGAATACTCTTACAGTACAATCTAAGGATTCTGGTGTGGATAAAACGGAAGTGGATACCACAGAGTATCTACACAGAGGAATCTCTGCCCGTTCATTCAAGAAGGCGTTTACAATCGCAGATGATGTGGTAGTAAATGGTGCCGATATGAAGGATGGTTTGCTTTTCATTGATTTGGAAAGAATCATTCCAGAGGAGAAGAAACCTCGTTTGATTAAAATCAAGTAAATAAAGTGATGGGGGGAAAATCTATTGACAATCCCCCCATTTTTTGATATAGTAATAATAATGTAACCTGTGAGGATTTGTAATGTTTAGTAAAAAAGATGAGCCCAAAGTAGTTGACCGAATTGACTACAAATATTCAGAAGATAGAATTCTGAAAGAACTGCAAGAGTATATTGATAAAACATACTCGGCACATTATTCCCACAACAAATTTCAGGCGACAGAATTCATCATGGACAGTGGACATGGGGAAGGTTTCTGTATTGGTAATATTCTAAAATATTCACAACGATACGGAAAAAAAGATGGCAAGAACAGAAATGACTTGCTAAAGGTGATCCATTATGGTATAATGGCACTTCATAATCACGATACAACGGAGAATAATTGATATGAAACTTAGTAATGATACCAGAGAAGTTCTAAAAAACTTTTCTACCATTAACCAGAATCTTCTGGTAAAAAATGGAACTGTGATTGGAACAATGTCAGCGATGAAAAACATCGTTGCAAAGGCAACTGTTCCAGATACTTTCAACAATGAATTTGCCATCTATGACTTGAACGAGTTCTTGTCTGCAATGTCTCTATTCAAAGATCCAACTCTTACTTTTGATGAGAAGAGTGTTAGACTTAATGAAGAGGGTGGTGGTAGTAATCTGACATATATGTTCAGTGACCCATCTATCGTGACTGCACCTAAAACCGAAATCACTATGCCGAGTGTTGATGTAGAGTTTACCTTTACACAAGATACATTCAATCAAATCTTGAAGGCATCTGCTGTTCTTGGTGTTCCAGATGTAGTTCTTAAAGGAACTGCTGGTGGCGATATCAGTCTTACTGTAACTGACCGTAAGAACGATACATCAAACGATTTCAGTATCACAGTTGGTGAAAACTCTCCAACAGATTTCACTTATTTCTTTAAGGTTGAAAATCTTAAACTTCTTTCTGGTGACTACAAGGTAGAAGTATCTCAAAAGGGCATCTCACACTTTGTAAATGTGAACAAGTCTATTGAATACTTTATCGCTCTAGAAGCAGCCTAAACCAGAAGGAAATATATTATGAATGATGTGATGCTATGGGTGGAGAAATACCGCCCAGCGAAAATCAGCGAGTGCATTCTCACTGATGATTTGAAAACGACTTTCCAGACCTTTGTAAACGAAGGACACATACCAAACCTTCTTTTATCGGGTGGGCCTGGCGTAGGTAAAACCACAGTTGCAAAAGCAATGCTTAATGAACTTGGTGCTACTTATATGATGATAAACGGTTCTGAGGAATCAGGCATTGATGTACTCAGAAACAAAATCAAGAACTTTGCAAGTACTGTCTCTATGGATGGTAATCGTAAGTTTGTGATTCTAGATGAGGCAGATTATCTAAATCCACAATCAACTCAACCCGCTCTGCGTGGTTTCATTGAAGAGTTCCATAAGAACTGTGGATTTATTCTTACCTGTAACTTCAAGAACCGTATCATCGAACCTTTGCATAGTCGATGCTCTGTTGTAGAGTTTCGTATTCCTGCTTCTGAAAAACCTAAACTTGCTGGACAGTTCTTCAAACGTGTACAGGATATTCTTCTTACGGAGAGTGTTCAGTTTGAACCAAAGGCGGTTGCTGGTGTTGTGGAAAAACATTTTCCAGATTGGCGTAGGGTTCTAAACGAACTGCAAAGGTATTCTGCCTCTGGTATGATTGACAGTGGAGTTCTAGTTAATCTATCAGAAACCAACATGAATGACTTGACAAATTTCCTCAAAGAGAAAGACTTCAAGTCTATTCGTAAATGGGTTGCAAACAACCTAGATAATGATCCTGCTCGTATGTATCGTAAAGTCTATGATTCATTATATGATGAAGTGCAACCACAAACTGTTCCTCATCTTGTTCTCGCAACAGCAGACTACTCTTACAAGTCCGCCTTTGTCGCTGATCAAGAAATCAATATGCTAGCATATATGGTTGAGATTATAACACAGGTGAATTGGAAATGAGTGGGTACGAACTAAAACATTATCTAAAATCAATAAACGAAACAAAGGAACATCTGCTGGAGTCGGATGATCCTATGTGGGAAAAGAAGTATTCTCCCTTTATCATTAACAAGTGTTTGGCGCCATTTAATGACACCATAATGCTTGTTAATGAAATGAATATGCGTCACCACCTTGACAGCAAACTCCAATATGATTTTTTACTAAATACTATTAGATCGAAGAAACGATATGCGCCTTGGGTAAAGGCAGACAAGTTGAAAGATTTAGAGTATGTAAAAGAGTATTTTGGTTATAGCAATGAAAAAGCAAAAGTCGCTCTTTCGATACTTGATAATGAACAGATAACTACTATAAAAAATAGTTTGAATAAAGGTGGAAGAAAATGAATGAAATTGAGTGGCATCCCGAAGCGATGCTGGAAGTAAAATTAAAAGAACCAGATGACTTTTTGAAGGTTCGTGAGACACTATCAAGAATTGGTGTCGCCTCTCGTAAAGAGAGAAAACTATATCAGTCCTGTCACATTCTACATAAACAGGGTAAGTACTACATTGTGCATTTCAAGGAACTCTTTGCTCTTGATGGTAAGGATACTAACTTAAATGAAAACGATGTTTCAAGACGTAACTCAATCGCTGGACTACTTGGTGATTGGGGATTGATTGAAATCGTTGGTGAGGCAGAACCAAAAGCACCACTATCACAAATCAAAGTGATTGCCTTCAAAGAGAAGGATGAGTGGGTTCTGGAAACAAAATACAATATCGGCAAGAAGAGAGATCAATAGTGGCACAGTCGTTCACAGATTTTATCATAGAAGATAAAGAAACAGAAAACTATAAGGTGGTTATTCTTACAGTTGAAGTGGGCGACAAGTCTAAGACTGCAACTAAGTTTGAAAAACAAGCAAAGAAAATGGGTATGGAAGTTCTTCTATCAGACTTCAAACGAACATCCCTAACCTTTGCAGATGGACAGTATACTATAAGAAATAAAGATAACAGTATGGATATCAGTTCCAAAGATACTGTTGTGTTTGTTAGAGGAACGCCAACCAGAGATAGTCATCTTGACTTGATTTCAGAACTAGAAAGAATTGGTATCACTTGTATCAACAGCAGAACTACTATCAGTATTTGTGCTGACAAGTATCGTAGTTATGTGAGACTAAAAGATTTCAGATTAGACCAACCCAAAAGTGTTCTTGTTCCCACAGAAGAAGATATTGATTCTGCATTGGAAGAACTTGATACCAAGTTTCCTATCATCCTCAAAACTCTTAGAGGTGCAGGCGGTGTTGGTGTTTTGTTTGTCGAATCTAAACGTGCATTGGATTCACTAGTACAGTTGATTTACAAACAAGACAAAGACACAGACGTTTTGATTCAAGAATACATAAAGACAGATGGTGATGTTCGTGTG